GCGCGAGGTCCATCAGCGGCTGTATGGACAAGGCCCCTCGTGGGAACGCGGCCAATCCGAGGCTGCGCGGGAGGGGCACGAGAAGCAGGCCGAGGAGCAGCGCAAGCTCGACGAGGGCTCGGAGCCGGTGTCCCCGCAGCAGAAAGCGGAACGCGAGTGGGAGAAGGAGTTCAAGGAGGGAAAGAGAGGCGCGGCCACTGTGGCGCCCACCATCCCTCCAAGGGCACCCACGATGCCGGGTGCAGCACGCCAACCCTCGCACACCTCCGCAGCCTCTACGACGCGAGGCGGACAAACGGCCCCGGCACCCGGCCCGGCGACGCCGAAGGCCCCTGACAAGGACGAGGCGCGGCCAACCAAGCCGAATGAGGAACAGTATCCCAAAGGCTAGTGCCTGCGGGTAGAGTCCGTCCCGTTTCCAGTCCCTAGCGGGGCGGACTCGATTTGGAGGATACGATGGCAAAGTTCAGGCTGCTTGCAGCACATCAACTACGCAACAGCGACCTCAAAGCGGACGTTCTTCTGCTTGGGGATAGAGAGACAGAACACCTTGGGGATGAGCGTGGGACGCTCGTCGGCGACGGCACGCCCTATCCAGTAGTCCATGCCACACTTGAGATGCTGCCGTTGGATGCGGACGCGGAGGCGATGTTGGACATGGAGCGGGAACGGCTGTCCCGTAATCACGCCTCTATGAACCCAATCGATCAACTTCCGGTCACACTAGCTCAGTTGATTGGGGGTGGGCGAGATGATTACGATGATCGCTACATCCCTGGTTTCCCTGGAGTACCTCGCCCGCAGAGAGGGACAGAGCCGCCGCGTTTGGTTAAGGAGCCGCAATGAGACACGTTGTGCTGGCGGCAGCCTTAGTGCTCGGGGGGCCGCTTGCGGAAGCCCAGACCTTCGTCACTCCACTCAATCAAGTGGAAATCGATCAGCAGGTAAGTCCCGCTGCCGCGTCGAACTTCCTGTTCACCAGCCCGAGCAAGAGCCTGGCTTCGCTGACCGTAGTTGCGGGGGCGAGCGCCGGGTTCGTGTTGGTGCTCGATGCAGCCAGTCTGCCGGCGAACGGAGCCCTTACCGCGTGCACAGGGCCGGCGACGGCACGTCCCTGCTTGATGTGGTGTGCCCCGGTAGTCGCGAACGGCTGGATTGATCGCCAGTGGAGATCGCCAATGTCCTTCACGACTGGCGTATTGGCCGCGTTCTCTACCACTGGGTGCGCTTCGCTTACCGCCTCCGCTACCGCACAAATCTTCGGCCAGGCCCCTTAGAGGAGTTCACACCATGCCTCTTTCGACTGACGAGTTCATCCTGACGCATCGGGTCGTTACCGGGATGGTCGATGCCGAGCCGATCGCGATCGCGATACGCTTCATAATGGAAGCGTCGCCCTGTGGGGACGATCCGGGCTGGAGCGATTTGGTCCTGGAGAATGGTGAAGAGTGGACGATTGCGACGCCGTTCGGCGAACTCGTGCCGACCTCGCGCACATGAAGAGGGTTCTAGCCGTCGCGCTGGCGCTGTGCGCCCCTTGGCCGCTTGCGGCACAGAACGCGATCACGCAGGAAGGCACCGTCCTGCAGAACTCGCCGATGATGTTCCGTGGCAACAACCGCGCCCGCCAGGGCGCGACAGTGAACGGGGCGCCGACTGGGCAGACCGTCACTACTGGCGACAGCGTGGTTGGCGGCAGGTGCGATTACAGCGCCCCGACCGACAGCCCGGACGGCTACTACCGACTGTGTATCGATGCCAAGACTGGCACGATCAAGGTCGATGGCACCAAGCTGCCGGCGCAAACGGGTCTCATCTTGGACATCAACGGCGTCCAGTATCCGCTGCCAGCACAATTCTTTTTGACGGGATCGGAGGCGATAGTTCCCAGTGTAACCGTGCTTAAAGGTACACTGGGAGAGATAAACAAAAGAGTGGTACGCCTTGGGTACGATGCGCCGGGCGACGGCGGACTAGCAACGTATAACTGGTCTGCAACGAATTGCACCCAGGCGGACAACGGCGCCCAGGTACAGCCGACTGGCGTCACGGGGTGCTGGATCGCCGATTTCTCGGGACTGATGCCAACACCTAAAATATGGGGCGCTAAAGGCGACGGCGTAACCGATGACAGTATTGCATTCCAGGGTGCTATGAATGCGCGCTGGGGCCGTACGTTGTGGTTGGGAGACTGGAAATATTATATTGGTACGGGGGTTGGAGCCTATATACGTATCCCTGATGGGACGACACTGCAGGGGCCGATTAACAAATGGGGCTTGCTGATGAAGTCTCACGAAAGCGATCCTGCGTTTGATCGGCATCCATCGCTGCGAATATCATCAAATACAAGCATTGGGATGGGTTCTAATGCAGTGGTGAATGGTGTCCTTGTTTATCGTGGCGGCATGACATTTCCAGCAACTGATGGAACGACATTTGCTGGTACTGCGTTTTTCGCGATGGGCGATAACCCTGCTATACGAAACAGCATTATTATGGGGTTTGAGTACGGGTTCAAATCAGATCAATACTCGCGTGGCACAATCGACGATACGGCATTCGATAACCTGAATGATATTTTTCTTAACGGCTCAACCGATATGTGGCAGATCAGCCATATCCACGCGTGGCCGTTCGCTACTGATCGTCCCGGTGTGACGGACGAACAGGCTAAACGTAATGGAGTAAGTCTCAAGATCACCAACACCAATGACGGATCGACGATATCGAGTTATCTGGCGTTTGGTCATACAACGGGATTTGAGTTCAATAACGCACAAGGTATAATTTGTATCAGTTGTGATGCCGACACGTTTTCGAGCGTTGCCTCTGCGCACGGCTTCGCGTTCCTTGGCACAGGAAAAAATATCGTGACGCTGATCGCGCCGTCGTCTTACGCCTACAATAATGGGATATACCGCAACGACACTGGAGGAAATGATGCGATTGTCAAGATAATTGGTGGCACGATAACAGGGTCTAAGAATGCGGGCTTGTTTCTTGATGCCAGCAATAGCATTACACAGATGAGCGATACTTATGTCGCCTACACTCTATATCCTATCTACATAAATAATCAGATCTCCAAACTTGACTTGGATAATAACTATTTTACAGCGGCTGCAACGCCAACAGTGGTGTATGCAGTAAATCCAACCGACAACGTGCGGATACTGCCTAGCAACCGATTTGGGACAAACGCCCTCGGAGGACCCAACCCGGCGAATGCAAATGTTGTCATTCCGTTGGTGGCTGCGTCTGGTGTTAACCTCGAATTGCCGATGATGGGTGAGGTCTTTAGTGTGGCGAATGGAGGCACGATAGACACGCTGCTCAGCGGTTATGCGGGGCGCAAAGTCACGTTGCTGTTCACCGGGATCACGACGTTGGTGCACGATCCGGCGATATTACCAACGAAGATGAAGCTGAAGAGCGGAGCAAATTATACCTCTGCGGCTGGCACGGCAATTACGCTCGCACACCCCGGCAACAACGGTTGGGTGGAGGTATCGCGGCAATGACACAGCTCGATGTCGCGCGCGAGGCGCTGGCTCAGATCGGCACGCGCTCGAAGATTGCGTCGCTCGACGACGGCAGCGCGGAGGCGCAATACGTCAATCTGCTCTATGCGCCGATCCGCGATTTTCTGCTGGTCGATGGCGACTACGGCTGGTCGATGACGTCGATCACCCTCGGCGAACTCGATGTTCCAGACGTACCATGGAAATACACATATGGCTATCCGACTGCGGCGCTGCGCATCCGCCAGTTGGTGCCGATGGCATACGATGCGCTCGACCCTCACCCAGTCGAGTGGAATGTGATCGGTGATGGTGCTAGTCGCAAGATCGTCACGATAGAGCCGGTTGGTATTGCACTCTGCACGATCGTTGCCGCTGAGGACATCTGGGATGCCATCTTCCGCCAGAGCTTTGTTCGGATGCTGGCAAGCGCGCTGGCCTTCGCGCTGGAGAACCGCATCGAGGCATCCAAGGTGAAGCTCGACGAGGCTCTTGGTTTTGCCGGGGTCGGCAAAGCGAGGGATATGTGACATGTCGATCGAGAATATCTGCAACCAGGCCCTCGACCTCGTTGGGCATAAGCGGCACATCGGCTCGGTCTACGACGGGTCGCCGGCGGCCCGGATTGCGCTCAATGCCTACAGCGAAACCCGCGACGAGGTGCTGGCGTCGCAGCCTTGGCAGTTCGCGCGGGACTTTGAGGTGTTGGTGCCGGCGGGGCCGGATGCGCCGCTGCCGATGTGGCTTCACCATTTCGTGTACCCGGCAAGGTCCGTTCAGCTGCTCGATGTATATCCCTCCGGTCTGGCGCCGGAGGACATCCTCGATCCGGCCCCACTACGCTGGTTGGAAGTCACCGATCGCCATTTGGCCGCGCCGCAGCGAGGCATACTCACGAACTTCAGTCCAGCAATGAGTGTGTTTACCGCACGAATTGTCGATACGAATGCGTGGCCTGCCGAGTTTACTCGGAGCGTAATTCATCAGCTGGCTCAGAAGTTCACGCACCTGGGTGGTGAAGCCCCTAAACAGAGCGACGAAAAGAAATGAAGCCGGAGGATATCGTCAATAACGCGCTGGAGGTGATCGGGCACCCGCAGCGCATTGCCTCGTTCTGGGACGGCTCGCCTGAGGCGGTCGTGGCGCGCGATATGTGGAGTGAAACTCGTGACGCCCTCTTGGTGCGAACACAGCCGGAATGGGCGCGCGAGGATATACCACTCACTGTTATCAAGAGTGCCCCTCCTTATTACGACGAGCAAACACCGTGGATACCTGGGGAGCATCCGGATCTGCCGTGGCTCTATGAGTACGCGCAGCCGGAAACCTGTCTGGTGCCGCTGGCCTTGAAACCGAGGCCGCACACGTTGCCGGTCTGGCGCCCGCGCCCTATGCGCTTCCGTGTCAAGACTGGCAGTGATCAGACCTACGTTTTGCTCGGTAATGATCCGGCGCCGATCCTTACCTGCATTGCCCATACCCACGACCCGGATATCTGGTATGAGGATTTCGTCGAACTGATGATCGCAACGTTGGCGAAGAAGTTCGAGCGCCTCTTCGGCAACCAGCGAAAGCCGCCAGAAGGGGGGCGTGATGCCAACGCAGCCTGAAGATATCGTTAACGAAGCCCTGGATCAGATTGGCGTCGAGGAAATCGGCGACCTCTATGAGGGCTCACGGACAAGCAATGTGGCGCGGCGAGCGTATGACCCGATGCTGCGCGCGATGCACGCTGCTGCCCCTTGGAACTTCGCCCGACGCCAGCGACAGATCGATATGCGCGGTGACGCATCGGGCCAGCACCACAACAACCGGAATGTACCGCTGCACTGGTCGTATATGTACGAGTGGCCTAATGACTGCGTTCATGCGAGATGGGTACTTGGGCTGGACGCTTATGCCCTGGATGCAAGTGGCGTACCCCTTCATGCTGCACCGGCATGGGCGCGGCCAGCCCCTTTTATTGTGACCGACGCGCCAATCGTTAACGATATCGCGAGCGATTGGGATCGGACCGAGGGCCACAATCCCGAAAGCACAAGGGTTATTGCTACCAATGAACTCGGCGCGATGCTCGTCTATACCGGGCTGGTGATGTATCCCGACGCCTGGGACGCCTTTTTCAGGCAAGCATTTGTGGCTGCGCTCGCGGCCCGCCTCGCAATGGCAGTGATCGTAGATAAGGTGCAAGCGAGGGCCATTCGCAGCGAACAGTTGGCTATCGCAAGGGATGCGCTGGTAGAGGCGCGGGTGCGGGACGGTAATGAGGGGTGGACCCTGGTCGATCACACTCCTGATTGGATAAGGGTTCGATCTTCCCATAGTTGGTGGGGAGGATGGCACGGAAGTGGATGGCGCAGCTTCCCATATGTAGAAGATGCTGGAGGCGTTTACTAGGTGCCTGATCGCGAAGCCCCAATCAGTCTGGCGCAGCATTCCTTTGCTACTGGCGAGGTATCACCCGGCTTTTACGGGCGACAAGACATCCAGAAGTACGCCAGCGGCTGCGCTGTCCTACGCAATTTCTATGTCGATCCGAGGGGTGGCGCGACGATCCGCCCTGGTACTCAATTCATCGGCTACCCTGCAACGCCCGGCTACACGAGGCTGATCCCATTCCAGTTCTCGCCGGATGTCGGCCAGAGCTATGTGCTGGTGTTCAGCGCCGGTCATATTCGCTTTATCAAAAATCCTGGTACGGCCTCGTATCCAAACGGCTCGAATGCCGGGTTCATCCAGAGTGGCGGGGTTGCTTACGACATCGTGACGCCCTACACCGAGGCCGATATCCGCGAGCTGCACTACGTGCAGATGGCCGATGTCATGTGGCTCACGTGCCGCAATCGTACCCGCAAGAAACTGTCACGGTACGCCGACGATAACTGGACGCTGACAGAGATATCATCTACGCCAGCGGTCGCAGCACCGGTGATGGCGAACGTGACTGTAAGCGCGGCGGCAACAGGGGTAACACCGGCCCCGGCGGTAGAGACGCGCTATATGTATTGTGTCTCGGCGGTGAATACGAACGGCGATGAGAGCTTGCCGTCGGTGCCGATGGTCTCGGACGCCGGGATCAATATCGGGGTCACACAGGGCACGGTAACGGTTCGCTGGAACGCGGCCCCTGCGGCATACTTCAAGGTCTGGAAGGCGTTGCCAGCGCATGGCAACCGCGTGCCGCTGCCAAACGAACAATTCGGGTTCTGCGGGTACAGCTACGGGGTAGAGTTCACCGACTCGAATATCGTGGCCGACTTTGCGCAGGCGCCTATCTCGGCCGCAGATCCGTTCGCGCCCGGTGCACTGACCGGCTACGCTATCTCGAACGCAGGCTCCGGGTATATGCCGGGAGCCACAACGATTACGGTCAACGACTCTACCGGGACCGGCGCCGTCGTCTATCCAGTGATGGGCAGCAACATCGCAGGAACGGCTGGTGGCATCGTCGGCCTCTACATCGCCAACCCTGGCCACAATTATACCGCCCCGACCGCAACCGCAGTTGGCGCAGGAACAGGCTTCGCCGCCACCTTCACGGTTGGCCCCTCGACCGGCCTCGACCCGGCCACGGTCGGTATCTTCCAGCAACGGATGGTCTACGCCTCTAGCCTCAACAAACCGATCTCACTGGCCGCCTCGCGCCCCGGAGCACCTGATGATTTTCGCACCAGCAACCCCGTAAACGATGGCGACGCCTTCCGCTTCGACATATTCGATCAGCAGGTATCGCGTATCTTTTGGCTGCATTCCCTGCCAGGCGGCCTCTTGATCGGCACCAACGCGCATGTTGTCCAGCTCACTGGTGGCAGTAATAATGCTTCCAACCCTGTTGCGGTCACACCGACCAACGCGGTCATCGTACCACAATCACAGTTTGGCGCTTCCGATGTAGCGCCAATAGTTATCGACCATAACATCCTCTACGTCCGCACTGAGGGCACCGTAAACGAACTGACCTACAACTTCTACGCCAATATCTACGCAGGTAAAGATATCACTATCCTGTCCAACCACTTCTTCCATGAGGCGCGGGTACTCGATTGGGCTTATGCTGATGCGCCAGGCAAGGTGGTGTGGGCGGTACTTGATACTGGCACCCTTTTATCGCTCACTTACGTCAAGGATCAGGAGATAGCGGGATGGGCGCGGCACGACACTCCGAACGGCATCGTCGAGTCGATCACCACGATCCAAGAGGGCGAGGTCAACGCGGTCTATTTCTCGGTGCTGCGATTCGGCTCACGATGGATAGAGCGGCAGGCGCAGCAGCAGCTGTTCCAAGCATCAGATGCGTGGCAACTCGATGGTGCCCTATCTATCGCCTCGAACTACCCTAACGCACAGCTGGATATCGGCGGGCAGACTGGTGTCCAAGTGGCGACAGCCTCGGCCCCGGTGTTCCTGGCAGGCCATGTTGGCTATCATGTCCACGCGGTCAACTCGCGTGGCACAATCTCTTCGTATATCAGCGCAACCCAGGTGATGATTGATATAGACCCGGCGCGGCCGTTCTTCGCTCAGTCGCTGTATCCGGGGCTGTGGCGCCTGGACCCGGTGCTGAGTACCGTGACCGGGCTCGGGCATATGGAGGGTACCACCGTCTACGCGCTGGTGGACGGCGTGGCGCAGGGTCCGTTCACGGTGTCAGGCGGCGCGATCACTCTCACAACTCCGGGATCGCAGGTGGTAGTGGGGTATCGGTTTCAGGCACAGCTGCAACCGCTGTACATCGAGACACCGGAGGCCAGCACGATACAGGGTAAGCGCAAGAAAGTGGCGGCGGCCTCCATCCGAGTGCAAAATACACAAGGCCTCAAGTACGGCCCCTCGTTCACCTCCCTGCAGCCGTGGACCCAAGGAACATCCTCGACCGACGAGCAACCGCTCCTACCGTATTGGGCGCTTGGCCTCTATAGCGGCGACCAGCGTATCTGGCTCGATCAAGTGTTCTCGATTGGTGGGTGGGTGTGCGTGCAACAGGATGATCCGTACCCTTCTACCGTAATCAGCATTATGCCCGAGTTGGCTCAAGGGGACGTTATGTGAACATAATCTTTCGGAACGCGGAGCGTCACGATGCTCTTACCATCGTGCCGTACCTGCGAGATCGGGATCGCCTCAATTTGGCACGGCAGGGCAATCCAGTCGAAGTGATTAACGAGGCAATGTCAACAAGCATCTCGAATTATGTGGGCGTCGCCGAGGGGGTTCCTGCGGTTATGTGGGGCCTGCGGGCCGCACAACTCCTCGATAACAGTGCGTATGTGTGGATGCTTGGCACCTCTATGATCGAGGATCACCCGATCCACTTCCTGCGGTACTCGCGAGCCGCCCTGAAGCTGATGCGACAACGCTACCGCGTGCTGTATGGAGAGATCGAGGTGGATTACAAGGCGTCGCAACGGTGGCTGCGATGGTGCGGAGCGGAGATAACTCCACATGAGCGCCACCTGATGTTCGTGCTGCGCAATGAGTAAGAAATGGCTTAATGCCATCACTCTTGCGGTAGTGATGGTGCTGATCGCTGTTTTGGTGGGGATGGTGGTATGGGTCCTGAGGTAATGCTTGGAACGCAAGCGGCCAGCACACTGGTTAGCACCATCGGCGGTATTAGTCAAGGCTCAGCGGCATCGAGCGCGGCCAAGTATCAGGCACAAGTGGCGCGGAACAATGCGATTACTGCGATGCAGAGTGCCGAGTATGCTTCGCAGGCAGGGGAAACAGCGGCACAGTCACAAGGATTTAAGAACCGGGCCACGATGGGCCAAATCAGGGCGGCGCAAAGCGCAAGCGGACTGTCGCTTGACAGTCCTTCGCTGGTCGATGTACGCGAGGGTACAGAGAATGTTCTTCGCCTCGATACAGCGAACATCGCAGCGAATGCTGCCCTACGCGCCCGCCAGTATCAGGCTCAGGTTACCGATTATGAGGCACAGGCGACGCTGGATGAGCGCAAGGCGAGCGATGCAACGACCGCAGGGTATTTGGGTGCGGCCGGGTCGCTGTTAAGTGGGGCGGCGAGCTTCTCTGACAAGTGGACCCGCTATACTACTCCAGCCAAACCTTACCCAACTTGAGGTGATTTGTGCCGTTACTTCCTGCCAGTGGTTACAACATTCCCACTGCACCTAGCATCGAGGCATTTCCTGCCGCGCCGGAAGTAAAGCAGGATATACGCGCCACAGCTGAGATGTTCGGTGGCCTGACTGGCGAAGCCGTGTCGCGCTTCGGGCAGAGCCTGGAGAAAGCGGCAGGTGCCTTCGAGAACACCTATAAGTTCTATCGGGAGACAGCTGCCGCCGACCAAAGCCTAAAGACGCAGGTAGAAGTCAACAAGCTGATGTACGGCGACCCTAATGTGCCGGGAGATAGAGGGTTCATTGGGCTCGAAGGCGAACACGCGATGCGCGAGATGCCTGTGCGCCGCAAACAAATTGAGGCCATTATTAGCGGGGCGCGGGCTAACCTGGGCGATCAGTACGCAGTAAGCCATTTCGACAATGAGATACAGCGGTTCCGCAACTACATCCTGACGGATATGGGGCGGAAGTATGACCAGGAGATGACGAGGTGGCGGGATCAGACCGACAAAGGGTTGAAGACGCTGAGTGGGGCTGATGC